TAGTTGCATCAGAGCAAGACTTGTCAAACTCGTCTCTTTCTCTTTTTGCATCTTGTAAAACTTCCCAAGCATTTTGTATTTCTTGAGCAGTATATTTACTAGGAACATACACTTCTTTTTCTTCGACAGTTCCATCATCTTTTTTGATTTTTTCTGTCTTCCATTTTCCAAACAATTTCCTAGACAATACATCTCCAATATTATCATCAACTTGCTTAGATACTTTTTTCTTTAGATCGTTTTGTGTGTTGATATCCATTGCTGAAAAAACTTCTAAGACGCTCTCTGGTGTAGCTTGGCTTGGTATATCTTTATCAAACTTAGCTACAAACTTTACAGTATTTTCATAAAGCATTTTAGCGTTTGCTTTACTCATACCTACATCATTCATTAAGTCTTCACGAATTTGAATACCAACTTGTCTAGGCAAGTTGTCGCTATCAGTTTTATTATCATTAAAGATAACCTTGATATGACTTGTAAGCGTAGCGTATTGGTCTAGCTTTTTTTCTTGGATAGAGTTGTAAGCGTCTGCTCTTTCGCCTTTTAACTTTTGAAACTCGCTCTCAGTTTTAGCAAGTCTGTCAATGTTTGTTTGGGACATTGCAACCACAGTAGTTTTTTTCTTACTCATAATATCTCCTATTTAGATTTGAGTTATAGTTCAAATGAACTAGCAAGAGCAGTTTATAACTGCTCTAATTAGTTAATTTGGTTAGTATGGAAAACCATAGTTTTCAGCACACTTTTTGCCATAACCATTTTTAATTGATCTATCGACAGTTAATTCTTTACTGCACATAGAACAATGATTTGACATCTTGCCATGCTTAATTGCACTTCCTAAAGGGTCTTCAGCTATTGCCATAACTGTATCAATAGCATCTTGAGAGGCTTTTAAAATTGGCATGAAAACTTTATTCATAATCTTGCCAACATAGTTTTTATCTTCATGCCCATACTCATTAACTGCTTTATGCTTAACGTAGATAGCACCTTTATTTTTTGATTGCTCACTAGCTAAAGATAAAATCACATTGCCACAATGAAATCTAGGTCTCTTTAATCCATTGCTAATAGCAGTTTGAAACAACTGCTCGATCTTGGTTGTATCAAAAGATTTTTTCATACCCTCTCTTTTGATTTTATTTTCAACCATTTTATTAAGCATATTCTGAGCAGATGAAATCTGCTTTTCAGATAAAAAATTCTTTCTCTTATACTGCATAACAAGACTACCAGCAAAAGAGTTCCAAGAACTAATGTTTTCTAACTCTTCAATTAATTTTGGTAAGTATTCTAAATCTTTCATAACATCTCCTAATGTTGGGTTATTGCTCATCAAATGAACAAGAATAAACAGTATTGTAAGAACTGTTTATCTTTGTGCATTTGCACAAACCATAAAATATTTTAAGCTTGTCTCTTCAGATTATTATCTGTGGATTTTAGAGGCTATGGGGTGCGTCTTACTTTCCAACTTGGAGACTGGCTAGGTATCGTTTTTCTGCTAGGCTTTCGCCTTTCCTAGTTCGTTGTGTTCCTCTGATTGGCAGTTAAATCTATTGGTTGGATTTAAAAGTTAGTGTCTCGCACCTCAATCAGCACTTGGTAGGGTGTTAACCTACTAAAAAACTTTGATACTCACTTTCGTAACAGGGTTGCCATTAAAAAATGGATTAACTAATCAGTACACTAATAATTAATATAGGTCAACAACAAATATACAATATGAGACAAATAGTTACATTTATTTACACTATGATACTAAAACCCTTGGTGGAGTTCAAAAACGCTGAAACACTTTTTTAGGATAAATTATAGCTAAAAGGTCTTAATCCTCTGTATGGTCGTTATTTGGCGTTTAAATGGCATATTATGTAAATTCAGCACTTTTATTAATTTAAAATTTTATTGGCGTGAAAATTTATGGTAAGTTTGTAGAAGTTGAAATTAACTTTTAGGATTAAATATGTCAGATAAAAAAGATAAACCAAAATTAAAAATAGTCAGCAATAATAAAAACCCAGACAAAAATAAATTAACTGCAAAGCAATTAGGTTTTTGTAAAGACTTGGTGCATAACAACATGACTTTAATTGATGCATATCGTAACAATTATGAAGTATCAGATAAAACCAAGAATAACTCACTAAGAGCAATGGCAAGTAAATTAAGGGCAATGACTAACATAACATTAACAATTAATAAGATGTTAGAGGAAAAAGAGACACTTAATAAGATGACAGACATAAAAAAAGAAGAGCTGATTTTAAATAAGCTTACAGAGTTTATGAACAATGAAGACTTTTCTGATAGTGCAAGGGTTAGATCAGCAGAACTCATAGGAAAACATTATAAACTTTTTACAGATGTAACAGAGGTTACTAACAAAGATAAATCTACAGTAGAAGTAGAACAACAACTTAGGGAAAAACTAGGTAAACTTCTAGAAAAGTAGTACGCCTAGTTACGATTTTACAGTTATTTTGACCCTACCCATGCCCTACCACCCATGTATAGGCACGGCTGGCCACGCGCCATGCAGTTTATTCTACACATTCAAATCATAATTTTTGGTAAAAGTGAAGTTTAACTTCTGGTACTAGACTTAGTCTAGTATTCTACTAGTCTAGTACTCTACTAGTCTAGTATTATTTATTTACTGGATTTAATCTAGTATTAGACTTAGTCTAGTTACTAGTATATACTAGTCTAGACTAGTACTAGTATTATACAAACAGGAGAAAACTTGTCAAACATTATTTATCTAAGTGATTATAGAAAGAAAACTATAGAAGAAGAGCCAGAACTTCGTAATCCAATTGTGATAGGTTGGGATGAAGATGATTCTTTATACATTGCCTCATCTGTTGACACAGATGAATGTTTGTGGATGATAGACATAGCTAAAAAGATTATGGAAACAAGTCCACCAGATATAATTACAAATGAATGAGATTGCTCAAATAATAAAAAACAACATGGGGAAGATAGATAATCTACCTCATGATGAAAAATTAGAAGTGCTACAGCTTTTAGAAGAATATGAAAAAGCAAAATCAAAAGAACAAGCTCGTGATGAGTTCCTTCCTTTTGTAAAATCTCAATGGGCAGCGTTTATACATGGCAAGCATCATGAGATAATGGCAGATGCATTCGAGAGAGTGGCCCGGGGTGATTTAAAAAGATTAATAATCAATATGCCACCCCGTCATACTAAGTCAGAGTTTGCAAGTTATTTATTCCCAGCATGGTTTTTAGGGAGGTACCCCCAAAAGAAAATTATCCAAACTGCACACACAGCTGAGTTATCTGTAGGATTTGGAAGAAAGGTTAGGAATCTTATTCAGTCTGAAGATTTTAAAAAAATTTTCCCAGACGTAACCTTGTCAGTTGACTCAAAGGCCGCAGGTAGATGGTCCACCAACAAAGGCGGTGAGTATTTTGCTATAGGTGTAGGCGGCGCAGTAACAGGTAAAGGTGCTGATGTTCTTGTAATTGATGATCCTCACTCTGAACAAGAGGCCACGATAGGTGATTATAACCCAGAGGTGTATGACAAAGTATATGAATGGTACACTTCAGGGCCAAGACAGAGACTCCAGCCCGGTGGTGCTATCATTTTAGTGATGACCAGATGGTCAAAAAGAGATTTAACAGGGCAAATACTAAAGAACTATACCCAAAGAGAGGGCTCAGGGGAGTGGGAGGTCATAGAACTACCTGCTATCATGCCATCTGGTGATGCTTTATGGCCAGAGTTTTGGAAAAAAGAGGAATTAGACTCACTAAAAGCTGAATTACCTGTCTCTAAGTGGAATGCGCAGTATCAACAAGACCCTACATCAGAGGAAGGCGCCCTAATTAAGCGTGAATGGTGGCAAGAATGGACAAAAAATGACTTACCGCCCTGTGATTCCATCATACAATCATGGGATACAGCGTTTTTAAAGACACAAAGAGCAGATTATAGCGCTTGTACCACGTGGGGAGTGTTTCATGCGCCTGATGATGAGGGAAGAACACGCCCTAACCTCATTTTAATTGATGCATACAAAGAAAAACTTGAATTTCCTGATTTAAAACGAGCAGCATACGATAAATACTGGGAATTTGAGCCAGATCAGATGATTATTGAGGCTAAAGCGGCAGGTTCACCCTTAATTTTTGAATTACGAGCAATGGGAATACCAGTTACTGAGTTTACACCGAGCCGTGGACAGGATAAGATAGCAAGAGTTAATGCAGTTACGGATTTATTTGCCAGTGGAGTTATCTGGCACCCACCAACAAGGTGGGCAGATGAAGTTATAGAGGAATGTGCGGCTTTTCCTAGTGGAGACCATGATGACTTTGTTGACTCAACCACGCAGGCGCTGTTAAGATTTAGGCAAGGTGGTTGGATCAGAACAACAATGGATGAATGGGATGACGAGCCAAAGTACAGAAGACCAGTGGAGTATTATTAATGGATTTGGTTCACATAATAGATGGATTGATAGGGCTAATTGTTCTTGGCGGAGGATGGTTTATCGGAACTCAGTCAAGAGAAGTGAAAAGGATAGATATATTGCTTAATAAAACAAGAGAAGACTATGCGAAGAGAGATGATGTGACTGTAGCGATAAATAGATTAGAAGAAAAGATAGACAGAATACTTGAAAGAATTAAATGAAAAGGAGTAGCTAATGGCTGTTGAAAAACCACTTGCCCCTGTGGACATAGGCCCAAGACCTGTGGATACACCAGAAGAAAACAAAGTAGAAGTCGAAGTTGTCAACCCAGAGGCTGTGTCCATAGAAACACCAGACGGTGGAATGATAATTGATTTTGGAAAAGATGAAGAAGAAGCTACAGCTGACTTTGATTCAAACTTGGCAGAGTTTATTGAAGATGATGAGCTGGATAAATTAGCTAATGAATTGTTGTCTAATTTTAAATCAGACCAACAATCCAGAGACGAGTGGGCAAAAAGCTATGTCAAAGGACTTGACTTATTGGGAATGAAGATAGAAGAAAGACAGCAACCTTGGGCAGGTTCCTCCGGAGTATTTCACCCAGTATTAACTGAGTCTATCGTGAGATTTCAAGCTCAGGCAATGGGAGAGATATTCCCTGCTCAAGGACCAGTTAGAACTAAGACTGTTGGAAAAATATCAAGAGAAAAGACAGAACAAGCAAAGCGTGTTGAAGATGAAATGAATTATCTCTTAACAGAAGAGATGACAGAATATCGTGACGAGACAGAGCAGATGCTCTTTAAGCTTCCTCTTGCAGGGTCAGCATTCAAAAAAGTCTATTATGATCCTCTCTTAGAAAGACCCTGTGCAATGTTTGTCCCTGCGGAGGATTTTGTGGTTTCTTACGGTGCTTCAGATTTAATGACTTGTGAAAGATATACTCATGTCATGAAAAAGACACAGAACGAAGTTTTGAAATTACAGAATAATGGATTCTATCGTGATACCGAATTACCGGAACCAGAGCCAGAGTATTCTGATATACAAGAAAAATATGATGACCTTGATGGTGAGTCAGCAACACTAGAAGATGATGATAGGCATACTCTTTTGGAAATGCACACAGACATAGAGTTGCCAGAACCTTTCCAAGAAGAAGACGGTATAGCAAGACCTTATGTTGTTACGATAGAAAAGTCATCTAGAACTATATTATCAATTAGGAGAAACTTTTATGAAGATGACGAGAAGAAAAAGAAAAGGCAATTTTTCGTTCATTACAAATATCTTCCGGGGCTTGGCTTCTATGGTACGGGTCTCATACACCTCATTGGTGGACTGGCTAAAAGCGCTACAAGTATTCTTCGTCAACTTATTGATGCTGGTACTTTATCTAATTTACCGGCTGGTCTTAAAGCTAGGGGTCTTCG